TATAAGTGTTGGTGATGTTATAGCATATGAAAACGGAGGGGTTCAATATGCTCTTGTCACTATTATAGATAATGCAACAACAATAACAACTAATCGAAATGATTTAGATGCGATTGGAAGACCTTACGCAATATACCTTAGCACAAGTAAATTTGAAGAAGCAGAAAAAGTTACGCGTAGTAAAATAACTATGTTAAACAATTCATTACTTACTGCACCAAATTTAACGTTTCCCTCTTACACACAAGAAGCAAATAACTTAACTGCTTATCCAAACACTATAAGTAATATAGGTCAGGTAAAAGCACAATACTTAAGGTATCCTCTAGAACCAAAATGGACATTTATCACTTTGGTAAACGGAACTCCTGTTTTTGACCAAAGTAGTAGTGATTATCAAGACTTTGAAATACCTCTTGATGATGAAGTGGATTGATTTTAAAAATACTTCAATACGCAGGAGTTATGATTAGAGAAGCGGATGTTTATTCATTTGCACAAGCAGAAGAAAACCAAGATAACCAAGAAGAATCATAATGGCATATATATCAGAATTTCAGTACTACGACAATGGAGTCAATCCACCTGAAGATGTTAATTGGGGCTCATATCAATATGTCTCATTATACGACATAGTTAACAATTTTATGTTAATGTATCAAGGCAATCATAGTCTTGTAAATAACGAAGAACGATTTAAAATATTGTTTCACGCTAAGAGAGCAGTTCAGGAATTAAACTAAGATGCATTTAAAGAAATAAAAATACTAGAACTATCAGTTGATGACAGTCTTAGATTTGTTTTTCCTCCTGATTATGTAAATTGGGTTAGGATATCTATGTATAGAGATGGTATATTATATCCATTAAGTGAAAACATTCAAGCTCAAAGTGCTCAAGCATATCTTCAAGACCAAACAGGTAGAGTCTTATTTGACCAAGCAGGTAATATTTTAAGACCTGAAGATTCAACTATCGATATTGATAGAATTTCAGGAACTAAACAAAGTATATATTTAGACGGGAATGGTGGTCAATTTGACGGACAACTTGGATATAACGTTGATGGCAATTGGTATTTTGATTATGGAATTGGAGCAAGGTTTGGTTTAAATACTGAAACTGCAAATGCTAATCCAACTTTTACTATAGATAGAAAAGCCGGAGTAATAAACTTTAGCTCAAGTGTAGTTCAAAATTTAGTGATTCTTGAATACATATCTGACGGTATGGAAGGTGGTGATGATAGTAAAATTACAGTAAACAAATTATTTGAAGAATATGTATATGCTTCAGTTGAGTATGCCATACTTGGTTCTAAAGTAGGTACTCAAGAATATATTGTTAAGCGTATGCTTAAGCGTAAAACTGCGTTACTAAGAAACGCAAAAATTAGAATTAGCAACATACATCCCGGAAGATTATTACAGAATCTAAGAGGGCAAGATAAATGGATAAAATAGTATGGCAAATCTTTCAAGAAATTTTATACAGGGTAAAATGAACAAAATGGTTGATGAACGACTCGTGCCAAACGGGGAGTACATTGATGCATTAAATATCCGTATGGGTTCTACAGAAGGTTCTGAAATAGGAGTTGTTGAGAACACAAAAGGAAACGACAAACTTACTGATATTAGATATGAAGGAACTCTTTTAATAGGAGCTCGTTGTATTGGAGCTTTTGAGGATGGTACTAATGAAACTGTATATTGGTTTATTACATCTAATACAGAACCTAGAGAAGTTTCTATTACAGGAAAAGTAGATATGATATTGTCATACAATACTATAACTGATTTACTTACTTATCATATTATAAGTATAAATGATGGAGGTGGAGTAAATACCACATTAGACTTTGATAATAAATTTCTTATTACAGGAGTAGACAAAATAGAAGACTTAGTTTTCTTTACAGACAACATTAATCCTCCAAGACAATTTAATATTACAAAAAATTATGGGAATCCTGTTGGGAATATAGATGGATTTAGTGCGGAGTCAATTAAGGTGATTAAAAAACCACCAACAACTTCTCCGAGTATTGTTCCATTATTTACCAATACAGAAGATAATTTTTTACAAAACAGATTTATTTGTTTTGCATATAGATATAGATATGAAGATGGTGAATATTCTGCAACATCGCAGTTTAGTGAACCTTCTTTTATTCCTAACATATTTGATTATGATTTAGCTACTGCTTTAAATGCAGGAATGTTAAACACGTCAAACATGTGTGATGTAACTTACAATTCAGGAGGGCCACTTGTTACAGAGATAGACCTTTTGTTTAAGGACATGAATAGTTCTGTAATTAAAGTTATAGAGAAATTAAACAAAGAAGACTTAGGGTACGCTGACAATACAGATTATACTTTTACATTTAGTAATAGTAAGATTTTTACAATATTACCTTCAGGAGAAATATTAAGGTTATTTGATAATGTTCCTAAAATTGCTCAAGCTCAAACCCTTATGGGGAATAGGCTTATGTATGGGAACTACACAGAAGGTTATGACTTAGCAAGAGTAAATTCTGAAGGAGTTTCAACTCCTACTCAATTCTTATATTTTCTTGAATTAGATTCTCAACAAGTAGGTAGTTCAACAATAGAAACAGAAACATTAGATGCTAATTTTACAATTGATGGTAATGTAACTTCTAAAGCTAAATTTTCAATTGACTTAACAGGTCTTGTTTTAAAAGCAGGTTCTCTTATAGATATTGATATAAGTTTTAAGTTTAATAGTTATACCGGACAAACTCCTTTCCCAACAGAAGAACAGGCAGACGTTCAGGTTAATTTTATTTATACACTTCAACAAGATTATACAAGTGCATATGCACTTTCAATTAATACAGATTTTATAGACAGAGTTGGTTCAGTTGCAGGTATTTTGCCTGTGCAAGATTCATGTCAAGGAGCTACGTTTACTGATGCATTTAATTGTATAGTTGAAAATGACGTAAATGATTTATTTAAAGTTAAGAGTGGTATTAGTGCAGTAAACCAACCTATTGAAATAATATCAAGTCCTACTTCAGAGAAAATTACATTTCAACTTCTTGCAGTACAGTATGTTGACTCTTTAATTCCTGCAGATGTTACACAAACAGTTTATGCATATTATGACATAAGACTTGCTCAATCAGCATTTCAAGAAATTGGAGACCCTAAAAGTTTAAAAAGCAATAGAGATTATGAAGTGGCTATTGTTTATATGGATGAATTTAACAGGTCATCATCAGCTCTTGTAAGTGCTAATAACACACAACATGTTCCTTGTTCTTTATCTGATACAGTTAATACTATAAGCGTAACCATTCCTACGGAACAAATAGCTCCTTCATGGGCTAAAAGATATAAGTTTTGTATTAAACCTGACAAGTCAGAATATGATATAATATATTCAAATTTCTTTTTTAGAGACCCATCATCAGGCGCAACATTCTTTTTAGCTGACGGACAGAATTCTCAAAAAATAGAAGAAGGTGATGAGTTGTTTGTTAAAACAGATACGAATGGCCCTAGACAAAGATGTACTAGAACAACTGTTTTAGAGAAAAAAGCACAACCACGAGAATTTTTAGACCCTCCTCCTGTTGGCTCTGCAGATGAAACTTTATTAGTTCCCGCAGGAACTTATATGAAAATTCAAGCAAATAATTTTAATACTCAGCTCGGAGACTATCCTGTAATTGCTTATGGAGAAAAAGTAGTAGGGCCGAATAATGGTGGATGTCGAGCAATAAGTTATCCTGTTGATGTAGAAAACGTTGCAATTCCCGGACAATTTATAGATTATACAATACCACAAGGTACTCGTATAACAATGGTTATTAAAAACAGAAGAAAAGGTAAAGGAGGCGTTCCTGCAAAACGTTGGGAAGTTGATGCAACATTTACTTCCTCATCATTATATAACAATTTTAAAGAATGGTTTGAGGGAGATAATATAGGAGCTGCATTGGAAAGCCAAGAAACAAACGTTGAAGGTGTTACAGGCCCAAATTATCAAACTACTCCCGGCTTTTTAAGTTGTGAGGTTAATAGAATTTCTTGTTATGTTGGTACAACTTCTCCCGGAACTCCTCAACAACGTACTTTCTTTCAAGTAAGGTCAACTAAAGGGTATGGTGGTAACGACAGAAAAGCAACTCGTTTAGAGGTTAATATTACTGTTATAAGGTCAGTAACTGCAATTGTTTTTGAATCAAATGCACAAGATGCAGAACCTGATTTATGGTATGAGTCTTCAGATTCATTTCCTATAGATGCTTTAGGTCAACATACAGGTAATACACAAAATCAAGTTATAGCAACTAATACTCCTGCAATAATTAAAACAGATTTCTTTAATTGTTTTGCTTTTGGGAATGGTGTAGAAAGTTTTAAAATACAAGATTCTATTACAGGAAGACCATTAGTGTTAGGTAATCGAGCACTTACAACTCAAGGTACAGAGTTCCAACAAGCAGAAAGATTTTCAGATATTACTTATAGTGGTATCTATAATGAAGAATCAAACGTTAATAAATTAAATGAGTTTAACGGAGGCTTGCTAAATTTTAAAGCATTAGAAGCATCGTTTGGGCCTATTCAAAAACTTTTTGCAAGAGAGACAGATGTTCTTGTTTTGCAGGAAGATAAAATATCTTATGTCTTGTCAGGAAAGAATTTACTTTCTGATGCAGGTGCAGGAAATTTATTAACTACAGTTCCTTTAGTTTTAGGAACTCAGATAGCAAGAATTGAAGAATATGGTATTAGTTCAAATCCTGAAAGTTTTGCACTATATGGTGATTCTAAATATTTTACTGATGCCAAAAGAG